TTAATATGGTAAAACTTTGTGATCAGCCTGGAGATTACTTTGAATTACTTTATAAGTTTTTTCGTGTTCTTCATTAACCCTTGTTGTATCTAAAATAAGAGTTGCATCAATATACGGATAAAGTTTTTCGGCTGTATTATTGAAATCATTAGTGGTTATCAGGATATTTTTCTTTGCCTTGGCATTCTTTATTGTAGCGCAAAATTTTGGAAAATCTTTGCTGTCTAATACCGACTGCACAGGATGAAAAAGTGCAAAGTCTTTATCAAATCCAAATGGAAAATCTCTATTTCTCTTCCACTGTACAAAATTAATAATCATCCCGTACATATTAAATGAGTCTCTTAAATTAAACTTAGGAACTACTTCGCGAAGTCCTTTTTCAAGAAATTTCCTTTCATAAGGAACGGTAGTGTTACCAATTACAACAGTACCCTTATTAAATTCCTCCAGATCATAAAGACAACTAAATACTAGAAGTATTTTATCATCATCAAAATATCCACGAATTAAAATTCTATTTGTTTCCTTATCAAGCAAAAGTTCCTTAAATCTCTTGATGAATTCTTTTGGCTCAAATTTTTCAATTCTATTACTCAACTTTTATCATCCCCTTCGCGGTAAATTGTCACTGCTAATACCCTTAAAATTGTCTACTTAACTGTATAAGATACTTGATCCGTAATATCACAGATTTCAGATATTTTTGCAATGATGGCCAAGATAACAGTAGCCGAGAAGTTGGTCTCAATTTCTGTTCCATTTTCCAACTTTTCCGGATTTCTATTAACTCTAAATAACATTCTATCAATCTGCCTATTTTCCTTAATGCGGTCAAAATTCAAACTATCTTTATTCCAAATATCATTCAGAAAAACAACTAACATTTGACGCCAGGTCTTTACCGAATAATCATCTCCACTAATAGTAATCTGAACAGGTTTCTTACCAGTGACATCAACTGTTTGGTCTATTGTGTATTCACCAGTAATCTCATCTTCACTGACCTCTTTTATGTCTGGCATTGGGAAGATTTTTATTAGCTCATCAGTAAGCTTTCCAGTACGGTCAGTAATAGTGCCCTTGCCCCAATGGTCATAAGTTTTCGCTACTTCTCTAGTAAGGGACACGTTTGAATCTTGATAATATTCTCTTTTTTCATCATAAGGCTTGTTACTCATTTCTTGATTGTACTTAGTAAGAGTTAAGTTACCTAGTGTGCCACCAAATTGATCTTTGACCTTATCCGCATTGGTAACTTGTAATCGCCATTCTGCATTTAAGCGCTGAGGCATAATATGTTCTACTTGCGCATCGTTAAAATCAATTGTTTCTTTAGTACGGTGCTCTTCCAGAATAACTAATGCTAATTTAGCTAAGTGATTTCTTTGGTGATAAAGATCTACTTCCATCAAGCTATCGGACAATTTACGATCATCGGGAAAATTTGCTTTTAGCAGGCGTAGCAATCTTAGCTTTAAATTGCCATTTACCTTTGATAAATCACAAAGTCCAACAACAATTTTATTTAAGCCATTTGTTGGCAATTGGCATGCCTTTAAACGGAATAAGTAGCTCTCTAAAATATGTGCTAACCTATTAGCTTGTCCTTGATCAATTTCACCAGAAGTTATCAAATCCATTAGTAACATCAAGTAAGGGAACACTACTTTACTATCCATGACATTAATATGGTCCAAAATCCTGTTGAATTCACTATCTTCAGTTTTATGGTTTAGTATCTGGTCATAATAGTTGGCAAACTTAAATAAATCCGCTAATGCGTTTTCAGAATTTAATTTTTCAGCAATAAAGTAGTCTTTGTAACTCCCATAAACATTATTTCTCTTTACCGATACATGAGTTTTTACCACTAAGTAATGTCGAATAAATTCTGCAAAAGTCTTAGTTGCAAACATCCGCTCTATCTTAACCCAGTATTTTTTATAAAGGTCCGACTGCTCCTGCGAATCTAGTTTCATTAAAAGAAAGTTTCGCACTAGATCCGAGGATGAGAGTGAAACCCCAGTTGAGTTTAAACTTTCAAAAATGACTTGCGGATTTTCTTCATTAGGATTACTACTTAACTCAATATAAACCATGTTGAAGTGATTCATTGCTTCATACAATTTAGAACTATCAATGTCTGAATTACTAATCAATTTTTGAAACAGCCGATAGTTATCGATGACTTTTGACGGCTGATCATAATCAGTCATTTCATTCATAACAGATTCAAATGCTTCATAGTCATGCTCGACCGGCTTTAACTTAAGGTGATTATTATCATCCAGATATTTATTGGTTAAATATTCTTCCTCAATTTCAGCGTGGTCTTGTTTATCAGCATCTGATAATGCCTTTAGTAGCAGAGTCAAACTAGTTAAACGTTGCTGTCCATCAATGATGCGATAGATATGACTCATCTTATTTCCAGTTTCAGTAACATAAACAATCGCGCCTATAAAATGATCAGTATCGTTTTGTGCAGCTATCGTTAAATCCTTAAAAAGCTGCTCACACTGTGCTTTATCCCATTCATAATTTCGCTGAAAAACAGGGATTTCAAAAATAGTTTTCCCACTTCCTAGGAAATCAAACAGATGGATACTATCAGCTTTCATCTATTCTTCCTCCCCAAATTCTCGTTGGACGACTTCCTGCAAAGTACCTTCTTGGGCATATTTAGCAGCATCAATCTGTTTAAAATGTTTTTCCAGTAAACTATTCTTCAGTTCTTTATCAAATCCAAAAATATAGTTAGTCGAAATCAAATAGATAATCCTCGTTGGTGCCAAGCCATATACCTGTTGTTCCATAATATGCTTAATACGTTCATGGTCGTCTGGGAAGAGCTGTTTCATCTTCTCACTGCGAAATAATCGCTTAACAATTTCAGTAATATACAGCCCCGACTTCATATATAGGTCAGCAAATGTTTTATTAGGATCATCAAAAATACCTGGATTATTTATTTCAAGATCATCCACCATATGTTTAACAACTGCTTTTGGTGTAAAAATCTGATTAGTCTTTTGTGGAGGAATATAATCGAAAATATCCTCCGTGCTATTGTCATCAAAGTAATTACTTAATTGGTCCTTTTTTTCAAGGAACTGCTGAATAGAGTCATTAAACACTACTTCATCAAATAAATGACCATCAAAATGTTTCTCTTCATTGGTTTCGGCATCAACATAATCACCACCATCACGCAAGAAACGGAATTGATCCTCCGTGATGCCTGTTACTTCTTTGAAAACATCATCCTCGGTATAATCGTCAAAATTCTGCAAAGTTAAATTCTTATCGCCGTAAGCCATAATAAAGCTGGGAATTGTACGAGAAAAGCCCCGGAGGTGTGCTCTAGCATCTTCTTCAACATTATTTAATTTTTGCTCTTCCTCGTGCTTTTCAACACGTTCAACCACTTTAGCTGGAACATCTTCAACCGTCTTCTTGACGTGATCTTGTACTCTTTTGCTAAAATCATTCATAATATTCTGGACAGTAGTTTCATATTTTGTTTTAGCTTCGTTAAGTTCTGCTTGATCACGTGCGACTGCTTGTTCTTTCTTATAGTTAACTTCGGCTACTTTCTTTTGATCGTTAAGCTCGTCAGCAATCTTATTTAAGGTCTGTTCATTTTCCTTCTCAAGTCGTTGCTGTTGCTTTTTAGCTTCTCTCTTGGGCAGGCCATAATCATTAGCAACCCTATTAACAACTTCTTTATTTAGAGAATCATTGACTTTCTTAGAAATGGACTTAGCAGCTGACTTAAAGTCTGTACTGTCAGTATCAGTCACCGAGTTTACTAACTGGTTTCCTAAATCAGAGTAAACTTTGTCACCAAAAAGATCCTTAGATTTACCAATTACTTTATCTTTAGGGATTTCGACTTCACCTTCGTCATTAACTAAAACTTCTTCGGCACCTTCAATAGCATCTCGATCATTCTTTTTAGCTCTGCCCTCCTTTGCTGTTACTAGGCCATTTAATATTTCACGTACCTCAGAAGGCGCAGCAAAAATTCGAGAAATGTTGGTAAACAAGAAGTTACTCATAAAGCCACGTTTAACAACTTCTTGTGACTTTAGCTGACGAGGAATAGACATAACTTGCTTAGCATCAAGTTCAACCATCTTGCCATTGTCATCTTCACCGATAACTGGGAAAAAATTCAGTAGTTTACGAATGTTCGTTTCATGCTCAGCAGCGGTCCCTTTGCCATTTGAAGTTTCAGCCATTAAGTCATTAGCAAATTCGTCAAAGATAGTCAGTGTCCGAGTTGGGTCAAAGTCAAAAACATATGCATTCTCTTTTTGCACTAATTGACCGTTACGTTCAAAAGTATATGGATTTTGTGCCCTAAAAGCAGCCTGCATGTATTCAGCAGGACTCTTCATACTAGACAGCATCAAAACAGCTGACCAAGGCTTAACTGTTACACCTGTAGTCAGTTGACCCACACTCAAAGTGATAGTTTTATCGTATTCTTTAGTGGCTTTTTGGACCTTATCAAAGGCTTTCTCATTTGCCTTATCCAGTTGGTCTTCATCTAGTTGGTCATCGTCTAATTTTCCATCCCCAGTGGCAAGAATAATATGGTAATTCTTAAATACAGGATGTTGCTTCAATTTCTTTGCTAGAGCCTTAGCACTGTCTACTCGGTTAAGCAGCCAGAAAGTATGTGCCAGTTCAGTCCGTAATTCTGGAGTTGAGAATGGATATTTTTCTCCAGTAGTCAAAGTATCCAGAAAATGATCCACTGCTTCGTCATAAACGAATTTACCATTCTGAGTTCTGAAAAATTCATTTAGATCAAATGCCGGATCTGCTTTGTCACCATTGTCTAAATTAACTCCCTGCTTTAAAGTATCTGCCATCATTTCTGATAATTGGTAAGTAAACATGTTTAAGCGTGGCATTACAGCATATGGATTGCTACCACCTTCAGCATCTTCATTCCAATCGGCTTTGGCTTGCTGTTCATCAGCATAAGACCAGTTGTAGATTTGATCTGCAGCAAATTTACCTTTGGCTAGGGCCTTAAACGGCGTACCAGTAAGATGAAGTGTATACTTACGTTTGATTTTGTCGAATGCCTTATCCGTCTTATAAGTATCCACACCTTCGTGGGCCTCATCAATGATCAATAAATCCCAGTTAAGATCTTCAATCCACTTTAATTTGTCGTATTTTCCACCAAAGTAAACCGAACCTTTTAACCCTTGAAGGCTCTCAAAAACAACCTGACCATAATCATTACCGTCAGAAATGGAATCGATGAATTCCTGCCGAGAAAGTACTGGTTTATTTTTTAATGCATCGGTTTCACTAACGAATTTAAGGTTAGTTTGCCAGGCAATAAACTTATCAAAATCATCGAACCAGGAATTAGCAATGCTAGGACGGTTAGTAACGACAAGCACATTCTGCATTTGCATCTTACGAACTAAGTCATAAGCAGTAAGTGTTTTACCAAATCGTGGCTTAGCATTCCACAAGAATTCGCTACCTTCACCATTTTTAAGAAAGTAAGCAATTGTTTGGTCAACCGCCTTTTGCTGTTCCTTACGTAGTTCATATTGGACGTGCTTATCATTACCTTGAACATCAGCATAATCGCGGTCAGCAAACTCATGGAAATAATGATGAGAGGTTGGACCATCAACGTGAAACCACTCTGTTTTTGGCTTACGTTCAATATGTCGTTTCTGAGTTAAGTAATCATGGAAGTCATGATCAGTAAATGTTTCGTCTGTTCCATCTTCGTAGCGAGCATTTCCACGCCACAATAGTTTTACTTTAGCATCCACCGTATGACTTTGTTGCTTAATCCGATCTTCTACTGATTGAGTCGCTGTGTAACCTATCTTAGTCCAACCATTATGTGAGACGTCGTTAGGAGTGGTGTAGGCATAAATCATTGGAATGATTCGTTTGAATGACTTAATTTTTGGTCTACCCATTAATTTTCACTCCTTACACTCTTTACTCGATCATTAATATATTTAAATTCTTCTTGACTAAATCCTATAAGATTACACAATTGTTGATCGACACTTTCATCAAAATTAATAATTTTGTTGTTATCTGAATAATCTAATATATCAGGTACCCACTTAGCTAACGAAGATAATGCTTCATCTGTTAGCAAAAATGCATATCTTATTACTTTAGATTGACAATATTTCATAAAGTTTTCAGCCTCAATTAACGTATCAAATGACCTCAATGCAACCCTTGATCTCCCGAATGCTGAATGATTATCCATGATAGCAATTTGATTATCACGCTTTTGTCCTCCAGCATTAGCACTAGACACCACTACTTGATATTGATTGATATACTCTTTGCCCTTTTGAATTGCATCCAAATCGACTAAAAACCATTTAGCCCTGCCGGCTTTACCGGCCTTATCGTTGGAAAATAACTTCACATATTTTTGCCTATCAAAATTCTTTTGAATCGGTTTAATTTTATTAGGATGATCTTCTACAAAACTACTTTCAATTCCGAATAATGATCTTGGGAGGATAGCATCGTGCAAATAATGCAAAGAGTATTTTCTGACAAACGATGATAGTTTAGTAACCATTGATAAGTCAGTAGGATTCAATGGTAATATTTGTTCTCCAGGATTATCCAAATTAATTGATTTTATTTTTCCTAATTTAGAATAAACATATTTAAACCCCGGAGTTGTTTTATTCATGTCTTTTACAACAATAGAAATTCCATCAGCAATCCCAACTTTGTCAAATATTTCATTGGCATCAGGATAAAACGTTACTTCCTTTAAATGTGGGTCATTTATTTGATTAAGTCCAAACTTTTTCATTCCTTTTCCAGATTGTTGGATCCATCTGCCACCTGGATAAATAAGAGAAATAGTCTCCCTTGTCACTTTATCCGCTTGCTCTTGGAAAAATTGAAAAATATTTTTTACACTTTTCTGCCCATTTTTTTTGCTTACTTCTGAAGTTTCCTCTTGGTAAGGAGGATTACCAATTACAACATCAAACTTAAATTCTTTATTTGCCATTTTTACACCTTATATACTTTTGTTAACTGCAACGGTTGATTTTGCTTAGAATCACTATTTTCAAAATCATCAAAAAGGCTCAATTGTCCTTCGTTGGCGTTTACATCATCCATATCATCGTTGTTAAACAGTGATTTATACGTGAATGTGTTCTGCTTCACCTTATTTCCAGATGGGATCCACTCCCTGAACTCAATTAACTTATTCTCTGAATTTTTGAAGGTCAGTGTGTTTCCCTGAACAATATTCACGCCGATAATATACCGTGCCGATTTATATAGATCAGTATTATTGCTGAGTGCTTCTTGCATGAACGCTTGATAGTGATTAATAAAAACATCTATCATCGCTCTTTTGGCTTTAATTAGGTTATCCTGAAGCAACTCAATCGCATAAATGCTCATCAAAGCCCACAGTGCATTGTTTTTCCACGTAATTTTGTTAGATATTTGATCCACATAGCTAAGCTTTTGATGTAGGATTTCTTTCAAAAATGCTCCCTCTCCCGCACTAGGCTCAAAGAACGTGGCATGAAGATCGTGCAATTTTTCTTGAATGGCTGGTTCAGACAGCATCTTTTTTACCATCCATTTAGGGGTAAAAACTTCACCATGATGTTGAACTCGTTCCTTAGATTTAATTAGGTGACCACCATCACCTATTACTTTTAATTCAAATTTTTTATGATCGGTTTCGAATTTTTGATCATCGAAAAGGCTTATTTCTTCCTTGCTCATTTTAAATAAATATCACCTCTATCTTCCTTTATTATTCCTTCTGTTACTTTCGTACGATCTCCATAATGTCACTAATATCGCAGTCTAAGGCTTTACAAACCTTTAGTAAGACCTCAGTCGTAACATTACCATCCCTACCCAACTTAGCAATTGAAGCGGCACTAACTCCACTAGCCTGTTGTAGATCTTTCTTTTTCATACCACGATCAATTAATAGCTTCCATAATCTGTTGTAACTAAAGCTGACCTCACTCATTATCCAAATTATTCCTCTCTTTATTTACTTAATTGAATATTTCCGGCACATTAACTTTTATCTCTTTTGTTTCATTAATAACATCCGGATCGTTAGCATCGTCTATTCTATTTGATATTAATGGTCCAAAGGGGCCGTTAACAATAAGTTCATCTGCATTGTCCTCTATATATTGCGACGACTCCCGAGAATATCCATTTTGTTGTAACCATATTCGAAGATCGCTACTAGTTCCATAATCAAGGTATTGGTACCAATTATTATCTAAAGGAATACTATTAGCGGACAGTTCCTTTGAAACTTTGAGAAAATACTTACCTAGGACAAAATTAAGCTTGTTTAGTTGATTCATAGTTATATTGATCGCAATGGTATCCCAATTAATGTTTCCTACTAACTTTCGACTTTGATCTAATCGATCAAGAAACTGAGAATCAAGGCGTTCACGAATTGCAATTACATAATCACAAATCTGTTTAAGACTATATCCGCTAATCCACATCAAAGTTAACTTGGCATAATCTTCTAAGGTCTGATGTTGTATATTTTCATCTGAATCAGCATGCACAAATTTTCTTTCATATAGATTCCAGTTAAAAATATGAGCAAGTTTTAAAAAGAATTGATAAGTTTCTTCCACGTTTAGTTTATTTTCATCATTAAAGATTTGAGGGAATCCTTTAATTTGCTCATCAGAAATTGCGCGCGTTAGTAAATTAGATTGATCAGCAGAAAAATTAACGTCATCGAAAATAATCCGAACACAAAATATAAAGCAAATAATGTAATAACAGTTGACATGTCATAATATTGAATCATTAAATAAAATATCCATATTACCATCAGTGGGTCTACGAACATCATAAATTCTTCAAAGAAAACCTTAGGAAGTTTCCACCATGTGAGAGTTAATGAATACTTTTTAAAGTCTTTATTAAATAGAAGGTTTTTGTATTTAAATAGTGCCTTAAACCGACCGTATTTCCACCTATAGCGTTGTTTTAATAATTGATTGAAATAATGAACTGCTGGTGTATAAGCAATAACATCGTTTGCATAACCAAATTTCCAAGATCTGTTTCCAAAATGATTAAGAAGTTTCATGGTAAAATCTATATCTTCTGTGACCGTATCAGTATCATAATATCCTACCTCTTTCATGACCCATCTTCTGAAGGTAGACCCAATACCTCCAATAATGTATTCTAATCCTAGTATTTCTTCTGATCCCTTTAGACGGTAGCCAAGTAAATACTCCATTTGCTGCACGTATTCAATAAATTTATGTGGCTTGTTTATTCTAACGTTGGATGCAATGGCTAATACTTTTGGATTAATGAAATAAGAACTCATTTTCTCTAGGGCGTTAGGGTTAAGAGTTGAATCTGAGTCTAAGACTGTAACCAATTCACCAGTGGCATATTTTTTAACACCCTCATTAATTGCGGTTGATTTACCACCATTTTTCTTATGTACAATGACGATTCTATCGTCATTTATGTAATGAGATTTTATTTCATCAAGGATTGATCCCGTTCGATCGGTTGATCCGTCGTCAACAACAATTACTTGTCTTTTTTGATATGTTTGATTAATAACTGAATAAACACAATCATAAATAGTTTTTTCTTCATTAAATGCAGGGATCACAACAAATGCAGGGATCACAACAGAAAATGTCGGTAAGTCTTTCGGCAAAACGTTGTTGCCATGTTTAGCAAAATGTCTATGTATTCCTAATAGGTTAAGAAGGACATCAACTGGGGATTTCTTCCCATTATAGTGATTTACTCTATCTGTTCGTTTAATTTGTTTAATATTTGAGAGTAAAAGTCCCACTAATAATCTTAATGCAGCAAATGCTCCAAGTAATACAATAATTATGTTGAAAATTTTCATTATAAATTTCTCTAAATAAAAAGGGGAACCTGAAACCAAAACGTTAACACGTTTTTAGTTGGGTCCCCTTTAATCAAATATCTAAGATAAATTCATTGCTTATGAGCCAAAATGGATGTGAATAATAAAGCAACCATTAATACACATCCAGCAATAGCCATTACTGTTCCCATGTTACCGTTACCTAATTGTGGTAAGAAAGTAGCAGCAGGGACGGCTGCACTACCTTTTAATGCTTTGCCGTACATGAACAACCCTCCTTTTATCAAATATTGTAATCATTTTAATGGTTTTTTTTCAAGGGGACAAAGTAAAAAAGCCGGCTTAAATCGTCGAAGTTCCTTGCTATCTGTGCCTTTTAGAGTGATGTATACAGTGATCAAACAAGGAGGTATTGAATATGAAAATTAATTTTAATGTTCATGGCCAACAGCGCAAAAAGTTAGTCGAACAGATTGCTGAATACACTCAGCAAAAGGCAGAGTACCAGTACACACCAACTTATGCATACCAGATTGGCAAATACACCATCAGCAAGGATGGCAATCTTCTATCCCCGGATGAGATTCCTGCTGGATTAGTAACACATCTTAAGCAACAGGGATTCACACCCAGCGAGACGGTCAAGTTGAACATAACATATCGCCGCAATGAGCTTACTGACCAAGATCTAGATAACCTACGCCATTTAATCTGGGCCAAAAGCCAGTTAATCAAAGACGCTTTTGACATTGAATCATTGCATTTAAGCATTGACGACCAACAAGTCTCATTTAACTGGTTTGACCAAGTCGATGCCTATGATGCTCTGGCCTATCAACAATTCATCGACAAACTAGTGCAATATGCTCAAAATCATCAGCGGATTATGTCCCAGCCACGGGAAGAAAGCAATGAAAAATATGCCTTTCGTTGTCTTTTGCTCCGGCTGGGATTTATCGGCCCAAGGTATAAGAAGCAACGGAAGGTGTTACTTAAAAATTTAACCGGGTCCGCCGCATTCAAAAGTCAGGAGGCTTAGTCATGAACAGGATCAAAGATGAATTAGCCAAACGTGATCGTATTCGCCAACAGGTTTTACAAATTCGCAATACCGGTGAAGTAAATATGTTTGATGTTGAAAACGTAAAACGACTCGCTTATTACTATAATTGCCACGATCTGATCGACTATTTAACCACTGACCGAGCCAGCTATGTCAACCTGATCTTAACCGGTAAATTTAATTAGCTACCAAGCATCGAGTTCACTCTCAGTGCTTTTTTAGTATCAATGAAAGGATGTGATGCCCTCTTGCGAAAGCTAAAAGACTACACACCAACTCGCTTTATGGCTAAAGATTCTAATTACAACAAGGATGCAGCTGATTTTGCGGTTTCTTTTATTGAATGTCTCTGTCATACAAAAGGAACTTGGGCGGGTAAACCATTTGAGTTGATTGATTGGCAGGAGAAAATCATTCGTGACATCTTCGGCATTTTGAAGCCTGATGGTTACCGTCAATTCAATACCGCTTATGTTGAGATTCCAAAGAAACAAGGAAAATCAGAACTAGCGGCAGCAGTTGCCCTTTTGCTTTGTTGCGCAGATGGTGAAGAACGGGCCGAGGTTTATGGTTGTGCTGCTGATCGGCAACAGGCCGCGATTGTTTTCGACGTAGCTGCTGATATGGTACGGATGAATCCTGCCTTGAAGAAGCGGTGCAAGATCTTAGCTTCTCAGAAGCGCTTGATCTATGAACCAACTAATAGTTTCTACCAAGTCTTGTCCGCCGATGCCTACTCCAAGCATGGCTTTAATGTTTCTGGCGTTATTTTTGATGAACTTCATACCCAACCGAACCGGAAACTATACGACGTCATGACGAAAGGTTCGGGGGATGCCAGAACACAGCCCCTTTACTTTCTAATCACAACCGCTGGCAATGATGAGCATTCCATTTGTTATCAAGTCCATCAAAAAGCAATTGATATCATGAAAGGTCGAAAACATGACCCCCGCTTTTACCCGGTAATTTATGGCGCTGATCGGGATGAGGATTGGTCGAGCACCGAAGTCTGGAAAAAAGCTAATCCTTCTTTAGGAATTACAGTCAAAATGGAGAAAGTCAAGGACGCCTACAACTCTGCCAAGGAAAATCCAGCAGAGGAAAATACCTTCCGACAACTACGGTTAAATCAGTGGGTGAAGCAAGATGTTCGATGGATGCCGATGGACAAATGGGATGCTTGTGCCTTTCCTGTTGATCCCGATGAATTACGTGGCCGCGATTGCTATGGTGGCCTTGACCTGTCATCAACTACTGATATTACGGCTTTTGTACTGGTGTTTCCTCCTAGAGATGATTCAGAAGGTTACACCCTGCTACCTTACTTCTGGATTCCCGAGGATAACGTTGATTTGCGGGTTCGCCGTGATCATGTCCCCTACGATATTTGGAAGCAGCAGGGATATCTACAAACCACGGAAGGTAATGTAGTTCACTACGGTTTTATTGAACAATTTATTGATGATCTTGGTAAAAAATACCACATCAAAGAAATCGCCTTTGACCGATGGGGTGCGGTAGAAATGGTTCAAAATCTCGAAGGTATGGGATTCACTGTAGTTCCATTTGGTCAGGGATTTAAAGATATGACCCCACCAACTAAAGAACTAATGCGATTAACTCTGGAAAAGAAGATCGCTCATGGTGGTCACCCAGTATTACGCTGGATGATGGACAACATCTACATCCGCACTGACCCAGCCGGGAATATCAAACCTGATAAGGCTAAGTCAACCGAAAAAATTGATGGCGTAGTGGCCACCATTATGGGACTGGATCGTGCTATCCGAAATGAGGATAATGGTGATTCTGTTTATGATGGTCGAGGTTTATTGATGTTGTAATTGCGAAGAACTGAAAGGAGTTGATGCCATGAGTCTATTTAATAAATTGTTCCATACCAATAAAGCTTCACCCAAAAACACCCTATCCAGCACCATGTCATTTTTCTTCGGCAGTTCGATGGCTGGCCAAAATGTGACCGAACGCACCGCAATGCAGAATACTGCAGTTTATGCTTGTGTTCGAGTCTTGGCTGAAGGATTAGCTGAACTGCCACTCCATATTTATCAATATACCAGCGATGGTGGGAAAAAGCGGGCAACTAACCACCCGCTTTATTTTTTGCTTCATGATGCGCCAAATCCAGAAATGACCAGTTTTATCTTTCGCGAAACCATGATGAACCATTTATTACTGTGGGGTAATGCCTATGCACAAATCATTCGAAACGGTCAAGGCAAGATCACTGGGCTCTATCCTTTGATGCCTGATCGAATGGACGTTAACCGTGCTGCTAACGGTGAAATCTACTACACCTATACTCGCAACTATGATGATTACCAGGCAAAGAATAAATCGAAGCAAGTAATTCTCTTGTCCGATGAAGTCCTTCACATCGCAGGGTTAGGATTTGATGGTTTGATTGGTTACAGTCCTATTGCTATGGCTAAGAATGCTATTGGATTATCCATGGCTGCCGAACAATATGGGGCCACCTTTTTCAAAAATGATGCCACACCTGGTGGTGTTCTCGAGCATCCTAATGTAGTCAAAGATCCCGAACGGCTCCGGAAAAGTTGGCAATCACAATTTTCGGGATCTAATAATCACAGCATTGCTGTTTTGGAAGAAGGAATGACTTTTCATCAGCTTTCCATTCCACCCGACCAAGCGCAATTTCTTGATACTCGAAAATTCCAACTCGACGAAATCGCCAGAATTTTTCGTGTACCACCGCATATGGTTGGTGACCTAGATCGTTCGACTTTCTCAAATATCGAGCAACAATCACTAGAATTTGTAAAGTACACCCTGAACCCTTGGTGTATTCGCTGGGAACAAGCTATGAATCAACAGCTACTTTCCGCTGATGATCAACGAAAGTTTTTCGTTAAATTCAATGTTGATGGACTACTACGTGGTGATTACGAAAGCCGGATGAATGGGTATGCCATTGGTCGACAAAATGGCTGGTTATCTGCTAATGACATTCGTGAGTTAGAGGATCTCAACCGTATCCCTGCTGATGAAGGTGGTGATCAGTACTTGGTTAACGGTAACATGCTGCCACTCAACCAAGCTGGTAACTTCTATAGTTCTCAGCCATCTAAAGAAAGTGAGGAACCAAAAGAATGAAACGTTTCTGGAACTGGAAACAAAATGGTGATCAGCGGCAACTAGCTATCTCTGGGGTAATTGCTCCTGATAGCTGGGTACATGACGATGTTTCACCACAGGTATTCCAAGACGAACTTAATGAAAGTCAGGATCCAATCGATCTCTGGCTGAACTCCCCTGGTGGTGATTGTACCGCTGCCAGTCAAATTTATACCATGCTGATGAATTACCCGAATGAAGTCAATGTCAAAATCTCAGGTATTGCGGCATCTGCTGCTTCGGTAATTGCGATGGCTGGAACTACTGTTTCAATGGCTCCTGCGGCTATGCTAATGATCCACAATCCACTGACTATTGTCGGCGGTCAAGAAAGAGATCTCGACCACGCTGCGCAAATGCTAGCTGAAACCAAGGAGTCGATCATCAATGCCTATGAGCTGAAAACCAACCTGCCCCGTGAAAAGATTTCAACAATGATGGATAACGAAACTTGGATGAACGTCAATAAAGCTATCGAATTAGGCTTTGCTGATGCCATGCTGGGTGACAATAAGAATGTCACAGATTGTTACTCGTATTCCGATAAGCAATCTGAATTGGTTCTATTGAATAAGCTAAAGCCACAAACAAAATCTAATATCTCTGTAAAGTCGCTGCAAAAGCGGCTTTCTTTGTTATCACACTAATTTAGGAGGAACTTATCAATGAACAAGATTACTGAATTACAAGAAAAGCGTGCCCGTATTTGGAAGCAAGCAAAGGATTTCCTGGATACTAAGCAAAAGGAATCAGATGTACTTTCAGCTGAAGACAATGCCCGCTATGAAAAGATGGAGCAAGAAGTTGTCGACCTCGGCAAGGAAATCGATCGCCGACACAAGCAAGCAGAAATTGAAGCAGAACTCAATCAGCCCACAACTAAAGCCCTTACTAATACCCCGACTGCTGGAGAATTACCAAAGAGTCAGGATGCTTATGCGCAGAACTTTTGGCAAATGATGCGTGGTCATGTGGTCGTTGATGCACTGAAAGAAGGTACGGATCCAGATGGTGGCTTCCTAGTGCCCGACGAATTTGAAAACCAACTTATCCAAAAGCTTCAAGAAGCAAATGTCCTACGAACCATCAGCCATGTCATCCAAACCAATAGCGGTGAACACAAAATTCCAGTAGTGGCCAGTGAAGGTACCGCAGCCTGGCTAGAAGAAGAAGCGGCCTACGCAGAGTCCAACACACAATTTAGTCAGGTGTCACTTGGCGCTCATAAATTAGGGACCCTGATCAAAGTGTCAGAAGAATTACTAAATGATTCGGCATTTGATTTGATGGCTTACCTATCTGATGAATTCGGTCGCAGGCTCGGTAACGCTGAAGAACAAGCCTTTTTAAACGGTACCGGTACTGGTCAACCTACTGGTATCTTGACCGATACTAATGGTGCTTCAGCTGGATCAACAGCTGCTAAGGCTGATTCATTAACTTTTGATGATTTAATCGATCTCTTCTATTCTTTGAAGACACCATACCGTCAAAATGCTGTCTTTTTGATGAACGATGACACTGTGAAGGCCATCCGCAAGATGAAGGATAAGAATGACCAGTACATTTGGCAACCTTCCGTTCAGGCGGGCCAACCAGACCGAATCCTCAATTGCCCGGTTTATACTAGTCCGTTCATGCCAACCATGGCCGCATCTAATAAGCCAGTGCTCTTTGGTGATTTCAATTACTATTGGATTGCTGATCGTCAAGGTCGAACCTTCAAGCGTCTCAATGAACTTTATGCCGTAACTGGTCAAGTCGGTTTCTTGGGCTCGCAACGAGTAGATGCCAAAGTCATCCTCCCAGAAGCCATTAAGACTCTCGCCATGGCTGCTAAGTAGAAAGGACTGATGTAATGTGGCTGCTATTACTTTGGCCGAAGCAAAAGCCTACCTAAGAGTTGATAACACAACTGAAGATGACCTCATCACAAAGTTGATTGGATCAGCAACTGCTACCGTCGAAAATGTCCTTCGTCAGCCTCTATCAGCATTCGATTCCCTTCCTGATGATATTCACACGGCAATCCTTTATACCGTGGCCTACCTTTACGAATATCGGGAAACCGCCGATTTTGATGCCATGATCAAATTTCTTCGAGCCATCTTGTCCCCTTACCGGAAGGAGGAATTTTAAATGCAACAGCAAAACAAACGGGTCAGTAAGATTGCTGATATTGGTGAATTAGATCGCCGTATTACGCTGATGAAAAAGAAATATGTCGGCGAAAATCCTAATACTGGAATGTCGATGTACAAGGATGTTCGCTTAGGCGATGTGTGGGCAAAAGTTTCTGCTCTGCATGGTCAAGAATATTACACGGCGGTTACGGTCAAATTGGAAAAGCAATTGTCCTTTATTATTCGATATCGTGATGATATTGACGAAGAAACCAACATTTGGTTTGAAGGTCGTGGCTACAATATTGGCTTTATTGATGATGTCAAATATAACCATGAGTACTTGGAAATTAAGGCCGAGTATTCGAGAGGAGTTGATGATCCGAATGAAGACAACTAGTTTAACGGTAATTAATACTTGCTTTGGTGCAATTGGTGCTTTTCTCGGCTGGCTCTTAGGCGGGCTAGATGGTTTCTTATATGTTCTCTTGATTTTTATGGTCGTGGACTATATCACCGGAGTGCTTTGTGCCATTAATGAGCATAAGCTCTCCAGCGAGATTGGCTTTCGTGGGCTTACGCGCAAAGTATTAATCCTATTGTTAGTTGGCATTGCACATTGCCTTGATATTTACCTATTAAAGAATGGTTCAGCAATCCGTACCGCTACTATTTTCTTCTATATCTCTAATGAAGGTATTTCTCTATTAGAAAATATAAGCCGTCTGGGGCTACCCGTACCTGATAAATTGAAAAGTGTTCTCCAACAATTGCACGATAAGGACGATAATAACTAACTTTTGCCTGTGGACTGCGGTCTGCAGGCTTTTTGTTGTTTCTATGGTAAAATATCATCAGGTCTGAAATGGTGGGTCGCTCCCAACATGGAAGGCTTAGTGATAAGGACATGGTCGCATCACCCTTCAACTATTCCTGATAACGCGAGGTGATGACTATGTTAATTTGGAAAGAATCGAGGACTCGGCATTACTGCCGCCATAGTTATCGTGGCAGTCGGCCAGTTGATCATTGACTGCGCCAAAGCCTACGCGATAATAAAAAAAGCCAACCATAACGGTTAGCTTCATCCTCGATCATTCCTGATCACGCTTGAGGGTAACGAGATGCAGCTCGTTGCTCTCTTTTCTTTTATTATGATAGCTGATCTATCCTATTTTTTCAACTTTTTAGCTGGCAGTTTTCTGTCAGCTTTTTTCTTTTACCATGGTTTACTTTTCGACCTCCGCTGGCTTATCAGTGGAGGTAATTAAGATGACCAAACAAGTTAAAGAAGTAACTCATCAACCACTGACGTCGATCAATACAACAATTTCGCAAAAGCAATTGCTAAATGACTTACATTATCGACAATCCAAACAGATCATCCAGAATCTGCTTAATAAAGGCTTAATCTCGCCCACCGAATTTAAGGACATTGATGCCTTAAACAAGCAGTCATTTCCACCATTATTAGGGCCCGGAAACGTTGATACATCAGGTCTCTAGAGCTAACATACCACACTGATGAAAGGAGGTTTGTCATGTCAACCATTACTAAAATCCAAAGCTACCATCGTGATGCCAAGCAACTCCGTGTAGCGGCCTATTGTCGAGTTTCAACTGACAACGTTGAACAACTTGAAAGTCTTGAGAATCAGCGTGAACACTATCAAAAATACATTAGCAATCAACCAAACTGGCAGTTAGCTAAGATCTATTACGATGAAGGAATCTCGGGTACCAAATTGACAAAGCGTGATGCCTTAAAAGAATTACTAGCTGATTGTCATAATCACCGAATTGACCTCGTAATTACCAAGTCGATCAGCCGCTTATCACGGAATACAACCGATTGTTTACGAATCGTTCGAGAGTTACAACAGCTGAACATCCCGATTATCTTTGAAAAGGAACATATCAACACTGGAGCAATGGCCAGCGAATTATTTCTCTCAATTCTCAGCAGTATTGCTCAGGATGAATCTCATTCGACTGCAGGAAATTTACGCTGGTCAATCAGGCAACGTTTCGCTAGTGGTGAGTTTCGAGTATCCTCTGCTCCCTATGGATATTCAATTGAGGATGGCAACTTAGTTATCGATTCAGTGGAAGCCGGGGTTGTGCGAGAAATTTTTCAACAATTTTTAAGCGGGATGTCAGCTAGTCAAATTGCTAGAAAACTGAATCACAGCCATGTCGCAACAAAGCGTGGTGGTCAATGGCGAAGTAACACCGTGATTAACATCTTACGAAACTGTAATTACACCGGTGATATGCTCTGCCAAAAGACTTATCGTGATGATCAATATCACCGTCATTTTAATCAAGGTGAACTCACTCAATACTTAATTGAAAACCATCATCCAAGTTTGATCAGTCACCAAGCCTTCGATCAAGCTCAGAAAATAATTAAGGAAAATGCGCAAAAGCGCCACATTGAAGTCGGTACTCACAAGTATCAGCAACATTATCCTTTCTCAGGAAAAATCATCTGTGGATATTGCAGTACCACCTTTAAGCGACAAACCAGACCTAATAAAATCTGTTGGGCATGTCAAAAGCACTTAAAGTCTGCAAAGCAATGCCCGATTAAAGCAATTAGTGAAGAAAGTTTGGAAGCCGCCTTCTGCAGCATGATGAATAAGTTAATCTTCAGCCAGAAGTTCCTACTGCAACCATTTCTTGAAGAACTACAAAATCAAGCTAATAGCAATTCCAATGGTGAATTAGGAAAATTGGCTGAGCAAATCAAAGCTAACGACCATAAGGCCGAAACGCTAACCCGATTGATGCAAACTGGGCTGCTCGACAAGGCCATTTATGTTAACCAAACGGCCAAACTAGAACAAGACGCTTATCAATGCCGACAAAAGATCAAACTACTGAATAGTCAAAATACTAATTCAGCCAACGATTTTGAAGAAGTCAGGTCTTTACTGCGTTGGTGCCAGAAAGGGCAAACGCTAACCAGCTTTAATCCCAACTTATTTCAAACTTTTGCACAGCAAATCATTGTCAACGATCCGACTGAAGTGATCTTTAAACTCAAATGTGCCTTGGAATTAACTGAAAAACTAACCAAGAAAGCCGCAGTCTATCAACAATTCTACCGTGGCATCATTAAGCAACGGTTCAATGAACCAATCAAGCAAGCCGAATATTTGTACAGCATTATCGAAAGTGAAGGTGATTTAATTGGGTAAAGTACACATTATCCAAGCCCACCAGCAAAAAGGAAATACTATTCATCAGCGGCGTAGTCAACATCCATTTGACCAACTCCGAGTGGCCGCTTATTGCCGGGTTTCGACCGACTATGATGAGCAAGCTAGCTCCTACGAAACTCAGGTAGCTCACTACAAAGAGCTAATTCAAAAGAAACCAACCTGGGAATTTGCAGGTATCTATGCTGATGATGGAATCTCCGGAACCAACACCAAGAAACGGGAACAATTCAATAAAATGATTGCGGCCTGTAAAGCCGGTAAAATTGACTTAATTGTCACCAAGTCAATTAGCCGATTTGCTCGAAATACTATTGATTGCCTGAAGTATATCCGGGACTTAAAAGCTATCAATGTGGCGATCTTCTTTGAAAAGGAAAACATCAACACCATGGACGCCAAGGGTGAAGTTCTGATTACCATCATGGCTTCCCTTGCTCAACAAGAAAGTGAGTCCTTATCACAAAACGTCAAGATGGGGATTCAGTACCGCTATCAGCAAGGAAAAGTATTCGTGAATCATAATCACTTCCTGGGCTATACCAAGGATGCTCAAGGTAACTTGGTAATTGAACCGGAAGAAGCCAAGGTTATTAAACGGATCTTCTATAGCTACTTAAATGGAATGAGCATGAAGCAAATCGCTGATTCACTCAAAGCTGATGGTATTCTGACTGGTGGCAAAACAAAAAATTGGCGCTCTAGCAGCGTGGCTAAAATCCTAAAAAATGAAAAATACATTGGTGATGCCCTTTTACAGAAGACTTACACCGTTGATTTTCTTAATAAAAAACGAGTGAAGAATGAAGGCATCATGCCACAATACTACGTGGAGAATGATCACCCGGCGATTATTCCCAAGTCTGTTTTCATGCAAGTACAGCAGATCATCAAACAGCGCCGAAATGGTATCACTACTAAGAACGGTAAGCATAGGCGCCTTAACGGTAAATATTGCTTCTCTCAAAAAATATTTTGTGGTAAGTGCGGTGATATCATGCAGCGAAACATGTGGTATCGACCAGAGAAAGTAGCAGTCTGGCGCTGCGCCAGTCGGATAAGGAGAAGTAAAACTGGTCGCCGCTGCATGATTCGAAACGTTAAAGAACCCCTTCTAAAAGAAGCTACTATTGAGGCTTTTAACCAGCTCATTGAAGGGCATGAGTTAGCCAACAAACAAATCAAAGCCAACATCATGAAGGTCATCGAGAACTCCAAAGGACCAACACTCGATCAAATCAACCAACAGTTGGAAGAGGTACAGATGAAGCTCATCCAGGCTGCCAACCAGCATCAAGACTGCGACGCACTAACCCAGCAAATCATGGACCTGCGGAAGCAAAAAGAAAAAGTCCAAAGTCGTGAAACTGATCAACAAGCCAAACTACACAGCCTTGATGAAATTAACAAATTAGTCGAATTGCACAAGTATGGCTTAGTTGACTTTGATGAACAATTGGTTCGTCGCTTGGTAGAAAAAATCACCATCTTCCAACGCTACATGGAGTTCACGTTCAAAGATGGTGAAGTTATCAGAGTAAATAAATGAATTTTAGGATGTTTGGTACTCAGCTATTTTGGCTGGGTGCTGTTTTTAGATTGTAGTTTTTTAATTTTGGCAGATTGAATTAAATTATCTTGAATCAGTCGCCAAGTGTTTCTGGAAATTAGTGTGCGCGTAACCATGAACGCATCAGCTAATTCACTAGCAGTGGCTTGTCCGTGTTGTTCCAGATAGATTAATTTTCCCACTCACGCATTGAGAAACCAGTTGTGGTCAGCCCTTGCATTAACATCTGGTATGCTTGTTTCTGAATAGCCTGTAGGGTTGCTAAGCTCTCAAACAGGATCTTAGTTTGCCGATGATTTAGCATATAATATCATCCTATTCTTTGCGCTGCCGCTTAGTCATTCCAAAGAGCCCTAACAAACTACTCATGGCTAATAGTAATAAGCCACTCAGCGTCATGTGTTGTTGATCAGTTTCACCAGTTTGAGGCAACCGTTGATCCACAAAATTAGTAGCCGCTGCTTGACCAGCCTGAACCGGCTTTGTTGGCGTCGCTGGTTGACTTGGGTTAACTGGTTTTGCTGGCGTCGTTGGTTGAATTGGATTAACTGGTTTTGCTGGCGTCGTTGGTTGAATTGGATTAACTGGTTTTGTTGGCGCATCCTTGGCATAAACCACCGTGAAATCAAGATCACTGGAGTCACCACTCACAGTTTGTGCCCCAATTTCAGCTTGATCTGGCGTATAACCCTTAATAACTGGGCTAGTCACTGCCGCAAAGCTTTGATCATCTGACCAAGACCCATAGGTCTTTTCACCTGTAACCGTATCAGTTGAAACTTGACGCGTAAATTCAACCGGCTTGGCCACATAATCATCATGAGCTGTCGTACCATCTTTGTAGACGTAATGGATAGTTTCATTAATCGTCTTGCTTTCAGTTGTAATAGTTGGCGCATTCTTGGCATAAACCACCGTGAAGTCAAGATCACTGGAGTCACCACTCACAGTTTGTGCCCCAATTTCAGCCTGGTCTGGCGTATAACCCTTAATAACTGGGCTAGTCACTGCCGCAAAGCTTTGATCTGCTGACCAAGACCCATAGGTCTTTTCACCTGTCACCGCATCAGTTGAGACTTCACGCGTAAATTCAACCGGCTTGGCCACATAATCATCATGAGCTGTCGTACCATCTTTGTAGACGTAATGGATAGTTTCATTAATCGTCTTGCTTTCAGTTGTAATAGTTGGCGCATTCTTGGCATAAACCACCGTGAAGTCAAGATCACTGGAGTCACCACTCACAGTTTGTGCCCCAATTTCAGCTTGATCTGGCGTATAACCCTTAATAACTGGGCTAGTCACTGCCGCAAAGCTTTGATCTGCTGACCAAGACCCATAGGTCTTTTCACCTGTCACCGCATCAGTTGAGACTTCACGCGTAAATTCAACCGGCTTGGCCACATAATCATCATGAGCTGTCGTACCATCTTTGTAGACGTAATGGATAGTTTCATTAATCGTCTTGCTTTCAGTTGTAATAGTTGGCGCATTCTTGGCATAAACCACCGTGAAGTCAAGATCACTGGAGTCACCACTCACAGTTTGTGCCCCAATTTCAGCCTGGTCTGGCGTATAACCCTTAATAACTGGACTAGTTACTGCCGCAAAGCTTTGATCTGCTGACCAAGACCCATAGGTCTTTTCACCTGTCACCGCATCAGTTGAGACTTCACGCGTAAATTCAACCGGCTTGGCCACATAATCATCATGAGCTGTCGTACCATCTTTGTAGACGTAATGGATAGTTTCATTAATCGTCTTGCTTTCAGTTGTAATAGTTGGCGCATTCTTGGCATAAACCACCGTGAAGTCAAGATCACTGGAGTCACCACTCACAGTTTGTGCCCCAATTTCAGCCTGGTCTGGCGTATAACCCTTAATAACTGGACTAGTTACTGCCGCAAAGCTTTGATCTGCTGACCAAGACCCATAGGTCTTTTCACCTGTCACCGCATCAGTTGAGACTTCACGCGTAAATTCAACCGGCTTGGCCACATAATCATCATGAGCTGTCGTACCATCTTTGTAGACGTAATGGATAGTTTCATTAATCGTCTTGCTTTCAGTTGTAATAGTTGGCGCATTCTTGGCATAAACCACCGTGAAGTCAAGATCACTGGAGTCACCACTCACAGTTTGTGCCCCAATTTCAGCCTGGTCTGGCGTATAACCCTTAATAACTGGACTAGTTACTGCCGCAAAGCTTTGATCTGCTGACCAAGACCCATAGGTCTTTTCACCTGTAACCGTATCAGTTGAAACTTGACGCGTAAAGGTCACTTGAGCGGTGTTATCAGCAGGAGTTTGATTACCAGCGCCTTGATAATGAATAGTCTCTGTAAGGGTTTTGGCCTCTGTAGACTGAATGTTTTGATGCTTCAAGTGAACCGTGAAGTTCTGATCACTTGTGTCATCATTGTCGAATGTCAAATCTGCTGGATAGCCATCAGTAACCAACTCATACCCTTGTTTCTTATAATCCGCAATGCTGCCACTGGTACTATAACTGGATTTCGATCCCGTTGTTCCTGAAATTGAATCCGTCTTTAAAGTTTTTCCGGTCGTATCATCAACGTAGCTGACACTACCTTTTTGCTTATCTGCTGTATAGGTGATTGTTGTATCTGTACCATTATCAGAAGGTGTTGGTGGAATATAGCCCTTAGTACGATCATCGGGATCAACTGGCACCAAAGGAGTCCCCATATGATCTTCAGGTGTATAGCCAGGAATAAAAGCAATAACCGGATAATCAGGCACCGATGAATCAGCAATCTTAGTAGGGTCACTAGGATCATTGGGATAAATAATTGATTTTGTCGAGCCATCAGGATTAGAGACGACCCAGTTGCCGAGCTTTCTGTAAACATACTTAATATCAGAGGTTTGTGGAATATATGGATTTTTAATTCCGTATGTCGTATAACCTAGTTGATAAATTATCGTAGGATCTGAGGGCTTTATGTCTTTCCATGTTTTGAGAACTTTTCCATTTTGAGCAATTGAAGCAGACATTGTTCCATCTGAACCAGTCTGAGTGTAAGTAATAACTACTCCATCATGAAAGTTTTTAACATAACTAGCACCAATCTCTCCGTATGGTGACATAACGCCATTTGAATTAGAAGGTGCAGTAGCATAGTAACCATTTATAACATTTACGTCGCTGGTCGTATAATTTTGGCCAACTAACCCTTTTTGTGTGTAAGCAACAACCGGATTACCATTACTGTCGGTGATTTGCTTGCCATCTTTATCAACGTAATAGGTTGTTTGTGTGATCAATTTGGGTACAAAATAAGAAAGTGTATCGTAGTAGTTACTATCAAATTTACTAGCAGTATATTTAGTAACAAAACTATTGTTTGAACTTCGAACCATTTCAAAATAAGCATCATTATAGTAGGTAGTGCTATCAAATACAGCAGATGTTACCTGAGTATTTTGATTTAAAGTGTATTGTTTTAAAACTTTATTTGATGCCGATAATTCCGTTACATAAACAATTCCATCGCCAGTTCGATTAGTTGAAAAAACAATCTGGTTTCCATCATATTTTGCTTGCAACCATTCATAACTGTAATGAGATTTATCTGGATCAATCCACATCCCAGATGGATAATCTGGATCACTAACTGAGAAACCCGTATTGGTAACTGAACCTGCCAATACCCTTCTACCATAGTTTTGAGCAAACTTAGTTGTAACTATTGCATCATTTTTAGAAACATTAGTGGCTATCTGCGCTACAATCTTGTTTCCACCCGCACTGATTGCATCAGCCTTCACTGCATTACTACTTGCACTGGCCGTTTCAGCCTTCGCTGTACTGCTACTACTTGCACTAGTCGTTTCGGCCTTTGCTGCACTGCTACTACCTTGCACTGTTTTCAT